TACGTTAAAAGATTTATACCTCAATATGTAAAACCTTCTGGTGCAATATCTGGAAGAGGAGCTAATCCAAGAAGTCATTTTTGGTGGAAAGGTAAAATAGATTTTACACAATTTAAACTTCCAAATGAATTAAAAGAATATTATAAAACTCTACCACATGGCGCCATGCTATGTGAATTAAGAAGTGGATCAAATAAATATACTATAGTTCCAGAATCCAAGCATAGTAAAGCTAATGAAATGGTTAAGTGGGAGGAATATACCTCAATGCACGCCTATACAGGCGATTTAAGAGTAGATGTAGGTAAAGTGGCCCTGTCTGCCGCACTTTGCATTTTATATGCTTCTACAGGTCAAAGAGATGATTATTGTACAGCTATTGCAGGAGTTTTATTAAAACATACTGAATGGAACGTAGAGGACATTGATGAATTTGTTTTTAACATTGCTGCACAATCTAATGATGATGAAGCAAATAAAAGAATGTCTAAAGGAACAAGCGGAAAGAAAGCAACCAAAAATTTAGGTATACCCAAACTTGCAGAAATAATTGGATGTTCTAACAACGCTGTTTCAGAAATATTTAGTTGGGTAGGAGTTAAACATATAGCAGGTAAAGAAATTGCACAAGAATCAATTGGAGATATTGTTGAATATGGAAGTGATAGATATATTATTAATGTAAATGCGATGATTGAAGGAGTGCTTCAAGAAAAAAAGATTACGGTTGATGGACCAACACTCATGAATCAGAAATTATTTTATGATGCAATAATTACTCAAGCATCTGTCTGGGTTCCTAAAATGAAACCTTCAGACTTTGAAGTTATCATGAGAAAGAAATATGAAAAAAGAACAAGATCAGATGATTACGTAAAAGAAGCAGCAGAAGATTATAGATTTATAAAACATTTTAAAAACTATCTTAAAGAAGTCAAAGCATACACAGATAAAAAAGAATTATTCCATTATGGATTACCTTATTATAATCATAAAGAAAATGAATTAGAATTCAATTTAGATAAATTTGAAGATTTTTTAGAAAGTAAGAAAGTTAATTTTAAAGAAAGAGTAGATTTAGTATTAAAAGTTCAAACAGTATTAAAGGCTCAAAGAAATAGAGGAAAATTTAAAGAAAAATCATGTGTAGCATGGAGAATAAAAAACGCTAATGTTAAACAAGAAGATTTAATTGTTGAAGGAGAATTCAAGGAGTTGCCAGGTGAATAATCCAAGATTTGTAGCAGGTCCACCAGGCACAGGGAAAACGCATGGGTTTATTGTAAACCTTTATAAAGATCTTTTAAAAGAATATTCTCCAGAAAATATAATTATATTATCTCATACTAATGTAGCAGCTGATGAAATAAGAGACGCTATTTTAGAATTACCAGAAATGAAAGAAAAAGGCTTACGTAAGAAGTTTTTTAAATATAGAATTTGTACTATCCATTCTTTTTGTAAAAGTAAGGTTCCTAAAAAAGAAAAATTTGATGATGTTGTAGATCATACTAATTTAATTACACGTAATAAACATTTTTATGACAAACAAAAGAATTTAGAAAAACATGGTTTTTATAAGTATGTAAAAGCAGCAAGAGGTAAGGGATTAACTTTAGAAAAATTCTGGAGAAAATGTAATCCCCATGACTATAGACCTTATAATAATATAAAACTTCTAACAGAATTATACGAAGTCTATACAGCTTATAAAAAAGAAAATAATATTTGTGATTTTGAAGACATGGTGGAAGACTTTAATGAACTTGCAAAAGATCCTCAAATCGATGCATTAATAATAGACGAGGCTCAAGACAGTAATGTTCCTCAATTAAAAGCTACAGAGAAAATGGCGCGCAATGTTAAAGATGGACACTACTATATGGTAGGAGACGCTGATCAAACTATTTTTGAATTCTCTGGATCAAATGCAGATTATTTTCATAAACTTTCAGTTAAACCTTTTAAAGAGTTAGAAGAAGGAAAAAGATGTAGTGTAGCAGTTAATGAAAAATGTAAACAAATTATTAAACCTATCTGGAATAAATATGGATATAGCAGAGTATGGACTCCAGCTAAATATACTGAAAGACATGTACGTAAAGGAGAAGTAGGTACAACTATTCCAGGACAAAGTTATTATTTGCCTAATTTAAATGGATGTAGTCACTTAGATATTTTATTAGATAAAATTAGAACTACTAATGAGACATTTTTATTTACATTTAGAGGAACTCCTGGTGATACAAAAATCAGAACATTCTTTATAGAAAATGCTATAGAATTTTCTCATATAGATAGCTCTCCCTTTGTATCTAAAAAAGAATTAAGAGCTCATCATTTATGGCCAAATTTTATAAAAGGTCAACCAATGAGCCTTACTCAAATAAAAGAATTCTGGGAATATCTTTCTAGTAAAGTTAAAATATTTGGTAAAGGAGAAGTAAAGAATTTTGATGATTGGATTAAGCAGGATTATAGTGTAGATTATTTAATAGAGAGAAAATTTTTAAAGAACAATTGTAAAGAACATATAGACTTTGATCTTATAAGAAAGAGAGTTGATAAACACGATAGAAGAATGACATATATTAATGATATTTTAAAAAAAGGATTTGATTTTGATAAAGATATTAGAGTTAAGTACGGAAATATACATAGTATAAAAGGATTAACATTTGATAATGTTATTGTAGATTTAACTGTAACTAGAAAAGAAGATTATTATGTACAGTTAAGATTAAAATATACAGCATACAGTAGAGCTATATATGATTACTGGACATTAGCATCAAGTGGAAAATGGGAGCTAGGAAAAAGATGAGTGATGATATATATAAAAGACAGGTAGGAGGAAATCACTATCGGAGTATGGTTATTCAGCCTTCTGAATTTATTAATAGAAATAATATTCCCTTCGCCGAAGGAAACGCGATTAAATATTTGTGTAGGCATAAACAAAAAAATCAAAAACAAGATCTGGAAAAAGCAATTCATTATTGCCAAATGGCAATTGATCGTGATTATCCTGAAGAGAAAAAAGAAGAAAAGCCAAACTCATGGGGGATAATTAAAAAATAATGTGTATTGTTCCAGATATTTCAGAATTAGATTTAAAAGGCATTGATACAATTGCAATTGACTTAGAAACTTACGATCCCAGTTTAAAGAAAAAAGGATCCGGTGCTATAAGAGGAGAAGGTTTTGTTTGTGGTATTGCAGTTGCAACTTCTAAACAACAATTATATTTTCCAATTGCTCATGCCATGACAAGTAATTTAAATACCGAAGCAACTTGGAAAGAATTAGACAAAAAAGTCTTTAAAAACAAGGGTTTACGAAAGATTTTTCATAACGCTATGTACGATATTTGTTGGATCCGAATGGCCACGGGTAGCATGCCAGAAGGAGAAATATTAGATACCATGATAGCTGCGTCAGTAATTGATGAAACAAGACTTCGATATTCTTTAGATTCTTTAAGTAAAGATTATCTTAAAGATGAAAAATATAAATATGATTTAAAAGATAAAGCGTGGAATGAAATGGGAATTAAAGACCCGATGTCTAACATGCATAAGTTATCTTATGAATTAGTCAAAGACTATGCAATTCAAGATGTTAACTTAACATTACGTTTATGGAAGATCTTTGAAAAAAAATTAGACGACATTATATACCCACCTAAACAAAAAAGTCTACGAAAAATTTTTACATTAGAGACAAAACTTTTTCCTTGTCTAGTTGACATGAAGTTTAAAGGAGTTAAAATAGATGTCGAAAAAGCAAAGCTTTTTGGAGAAAAGCTAGAGAAACGTAGAAACAATTTAATCAACATTATTAAAAATAAAACTGGCGTAGATGTACAGATCTGGGCTGCCGCTTCTATTAAAAAATTATTATACAACCAAAAAATTACAGATTATAAAAAGACTCCTAAGTCTGGACTTCCACAACTTCCTAAAGATTATTTAAAAACTCATGCCAATAGATTCTTAAGGATGATTGAAGTCGCTAGACGATGTGATAAAGCTAAAAATGCATTTGTCGAAGGACTATTAAGTTTTGTTCATAACGGTAGAATCCATGCAGATATTAATCAAATCAGATCGGACCAAGGAGGAACAGTGACAGGAAGATTTTCTATGTCTAATCCTAATCTACAACAGATCCCAGCTAAAGGATACTATGGTAAAAAAATGCGTGAGTTATTTATACCAGAGGAAGGATATAAATGGGGGAGCTTTGACTACTCGCAACAGGAACCACGGATCGTAGTACACTATGCATTAAAATTAGAGCTACCTGGAACAGGGGATTTAAAAAAAGAATTTGATAATGATGATGCCGACTTCCATCAGATCGTAGCAGACATGGCTCACATACCAAGGACCACGGCCAAAACCATTAACCTGGGGCTGTTTTATGGTATGGGAAAGATAAAATTACAAAAAGAATTAAATTTATCAAGGGACGAAGCTAATCAACTATTTAAAAATTATCATAGTAAAGTTCCATTTGTTAAACAGCTATCTCAAGATCTGATAGAGTTTGCAGAAACTCATAAACTTTTATTTACTCTTGAAGATAGATTTTGTAGATTTAATAAATGGGAAACTAGAGATAGAGAATGGAATAATGAAATTAACAGATATGAACCTGTTCCCATTCTTACCTTAGAAGATGCAAAGACAGCATACAAAGCAGAATTATTAGAGAAAATAGCAGATGATAAATTAGATCCTAACTACATGGATAATTTTAAATATCATTACAAACCTGCTTTTACTTACAAAGCATTAAATAGATTAATACAAGGATCAGCTGCAGATATGACCAAAAAAGCTATGGTAATGCTGTATGAAAAAGGTATAACACCACATATACAAATTCATGATGAATTGTGTTTATCAGTTAAAAATGATTATGAAGCTAATATAATACAAAACATTATGGAAGAGGCTATTCCTCTTCTTGTTAAGAATAAAGTTTCTTACAAAAAAGGGAAGAGTTGGGGTATAATAAAATAGGAGGAAACTATGGAAAAAGTAAAACAAGTATGGGCATTAGCACAAGCTCATCCTAAAATATCTATCGCTGTAGTGGTAGTAGTTGTTGCCATATATTTTTTAGTGAACTAGGAATTATATGACCGATGGCTTATTTAAATGCAAACATACCGGTGATTTATTCACAAATAAGGAGGGAATACTTATATGACCTTACCGGACATCATGGAGAAGTTGAAGACTGTATTATCTTTGGCGTGGCATCGATTACAGGGCGTCCTATATTGTTTCATGCAATCATGGAAAATGGCGCTGTCTTCTATCGTCTCCCGATTAGCGCCTTCATTCAGCGAGGCTTTAAACCAGAAGAAGTTCCTCAACGTAGACTTGATGAGCTGGAGCTGTGGAATTCTTTTAGTTATTATCCTGCTATTACTTCTTTCGATATCTTAGACGGCCAATCGGGCAAATTTTTTGGTAAAGATAAGAAATGGCATAGGGGTGCATATCTTTTTACTGTTGACTGGGCTCACCCAGAGAGTAATATAGTAGATACAGATCATTCTGAAATATCGCATGAGCATAAGTGCGCACACATACTTGCGTTACAAGACGGCAACTATGCAGCACAACCTAATAATAGAATTATATGGAGCATCCCATCTTTTACGGTAAAGGATGAGATCCCTCTTGATTGGAAGGTTCAGACGAGCGATTGGAATGTTGAGGATGATATGAAATGGAAAACAGAAGACACTGATAAGTTCTTCTATGGAATTGAGGAGCAAAAAGATGATTAAAAAATTATGGGATAAATTTGTTAGTTGGCTTTTTAAAAAAAATAATGAGTAAATGTAAAAAATGTCAATGCGATTGTCACTGTGGGGAAAGTCTTCACAGCCACCATTATGATGGTGATTTATGTGCATGTGATAACTGTAATTGTGAAAAAGGAATAGCACAAGATAAGACTTATGAAAATGAGGGCGGTCTTGTAGTTGATGACACTAATGAATGTGAAAGCTGTCAATGATTGAAAAATTAATGACAATGCTAGTTGGAATTTTGTTGGCGTTAGCCGGCTGGAGTCTTTCTAGAACTTTTGAACTCTCAACTATCCAAGCAGTACACGAAGATAAAGTACATACACTTCAAAGCCAAGTTTTAAAACTAGAAGATCAAGTCGATGGTATGATGGATAAAGACAAAGAAATCATTGAACAGCATAAAAAATTATTTGAAGTTTTAGAATCAAATCAACCCTCAACAGGATATAGTTATAACTAATGAATAAAATATTATTAATAATAAGTTTACTTATGTTTACATCTTGTGTAGCTGTAGGACCAAAATGTACTTACACACAAGAAGGAACAAAAATTAAATCTTGGATCTGGTTTACAAAAGAAGTACCAGCTGACCTAGATAAAATGAATTGTAATTAATGGCACTTAAAATTTCAGAAGAAGCAGCGGTACAAATGCCTATGAAGACGGTTGCCAGCCTCATCGCGCTCGTCGCGATCGGGACCTGGGCTTACTTCGGTATCATTGAAACCCAAAACAAAATTTCAACTACAGTAGAACTAATGTCGAAAGACTTGACTGAGAATACAGAGTTTAGAATCAAATGGCCGCGGG